CTCGCCTAGCGAGGTGTTCTGCGCAGAGGGCATCTGAAGAGAGCACCCACCTCCGAGCGGGGTGATGTTCATCAGCTCCGCTAGCACATTGGCATTAGCTGGGAAGTTATCCGTAGCCCACTGCAGCTGGGTGGTTGTACCGGCTACGAGTGAGTAGGCCGTAAAGGTTGTCTGGCTGGGATAGATCACCAGACCATTGGTTAGCGGAGAGTTATAGCCTTGGCCTGCCATGTTAACCGGTTCCTACAGTTTGTCGGGTCTCAGCCGCACGACCCACGAGGTCCTGGATATCCTCATTGGACAGGGCCTTCATGCCCTCGTTGAAGAAGTTCTCCCAGGTGGAGATACGTTCATCGTTCTTAAGGAACGGCGCACACTCCAGAAGCGTGGAATACAGAAGCACCTCAGGGGCATATATACTGATCCAGTTCTGCTGGTTCACTACGTCCAACAGCGGGGGGATCTCCCAGAACAGCACCTCGAAGGGGTAGCTCTGGTCGGGAGTGGGAGCGATCACCCAGTTGTTATAGTCGTAGTCGGCAAAGTACTGTGGCGCGCCGGTCACGGAGTCATCGGGCCAGAAGCGGCGGATGAACTCATAGTTACGCTCTAGAAGCGGCGTACGCTTCGTATACTGACCAGTCCTGGGGTTAAACCTACCAAAGTTGAACGAGATGGTCTCGCGCCACCGGTCTGGCTTTGCCAGGATCGGGGTGCCAGCCAGTAAGTTATTGGTGAGAGGCCTCTGGAAGCCTAGGATCTTGACGCCACGGGAAATGCGACGCTCAGCATTGTTGATGATCTTAGGCAACTGCCCTAAGACAATAGGATCGAAGTTCGTCCCACGCTCCAGGTAGGCCTGGACATCGCTCAACAATGAGTTGAACGTCATTCCATCAGGCATTGGTCTTCGCCGCCTGCGCGTCCCGGATCTGCTGCGCTAGCTTGGTTTCTACTGGGGCTGCCAGCTTATGAGCGATCTCACCCAGACCTAAGGATATGGCCTGGAGATCCTCTCCGGTAAGCTTCACGGTGAATTCGTCAGTCGGTTTTATTTCGATCATGTCATTACCCTATGGGGTAGGTTACCGACCAGTTGGCGCCGATACCCTTTGTCCCACTACTCTGAAATCCTGTCTGTTGGTTGGTCAGGTTACGCGCTCCATTCACCAGGACCAGACCGAAGGTTATGGTGCCTGCTCCGATACTGGCGGTTCCCAAGCATGAGAAGGATGCGTCTACGAGGTTGGCGCACGGTATGTTAGTCACCGATACGGCGGGCTGAACGACCGCAGGAAGACCCGACATGCTCATGGTGGTCGTACTGGACGTGCTCTGGATGGCTGCCGTTGTATAGAGAGTTGCCATCTTGCCAACCACAACATAGTTGATTGTCCCGGTAATGTTCCCACTGAAGAATCCGGACACCGTCCCGGTGAACGATCCTGTAATGGTAGAGGCTACAGTATTGCCCTGGATAAAGAGGTTCTGGGCGTTGATGGTCCCAAGGCCGCCTAGCCCGCCTGTGGGATTTCCCACCACAACGGACCCATCACCGAACGCCCTAAAGAAGGCCGTGTTATTAGCAGCATTGCTAATGTTCAGGGCCCAGTCGGAGGTGTTTGTTCCCGATGTTATTGTAAGACCGAATGAGTTACTCGCCACGTTCTGAGAGGCAATCCTTATTGCCGTATTCCCAGATGAGGCGGTAGCGAATATCCCGAAGTTTGTTGTTATGATTCCTGCTGTGTTTATAACTGCAGCCTGCACGTTTCCAAGGTTAACCGCCAGAGTGAGGCTGGTATCCGCCCTGAGGGTGGTGCTGCCTACGGTTCCGGAGTTGATCAGGGTGGAGCTGTCGCCCAGATAGCACACTGCGGTGTTATTGGTTTGTACGCTAATCCATCCTGGAACCGTGCTGTTGAATATGCCTAGGCCGGAACCGTTGTAGTTCTGTCGGAAGGCGCCGTTTATAGTAAAAGTCGGGTATACGTTGACGTTCCCAGCAACAATGTTACCAACTCCGTCAGAGTTGAGTATGTTTATAGTTCCTAGGGCATTGGCAAAGGCGAAACAAACATCACCAGTAGTGGTACCAGCTTGCATAAGCAAGCCGAAGGACGACACGGAAGTTGTTGATCCGCGGACGAATAAGGTGTACTGATTAGGCGATCCGACGAAGTCGGCTGCTCTTGATCCGGCCGGAGCGTTGAAGGTCCATTTACCGTTAACGGTTCCGGCCCCAGTACCTAGGAAGTTAAATATCTGGTTTCTACCAGAATCTCCAAAGTTTATAGAGGAGGCACCAGCGACGATTGCCTGGGTCCCACCTGGAGAAAGCCCAACAGACCCTGAGTCAGATACGAGGTTTATATCGAGCGTGCCGACAACGCTATCGCCAACATATCCGATACGGGTATTAGCGGAATCACGGAAAGCAATATAGGACTGATTCGCTGCACCAACACCACTTCCGGTAACAGTGATGCCTTCACCGGCTAGGGCCACTGACTTAAGTCCCGAGGCAGCAACCACGGCTCCGGAGAAAGTGGCAATACCGGTTCCTAGGAAGCTAAAGCCCGGGTTATCGGTGGTATTGCCGAAGCTAACCGCTCCAGGACTCAGTAGCGCGACACTGTTACCCACAGACGAAAAGATCTGTAGGCTGCCGACAAACTGTAGCCTGGAATTACCGCCCTGGGGTGAATGGAACAGCCTACTCATGTGATCTCAGCCACCGACATGATGACATCCAAAGAGGCGGCCACACTGGAGACCGCCTGGACCACGTTGGTAGGGTTCATGACAATTCGATTCCCATTGTCCGCCAGGACCAGCTGACCACCTGGAAGGATCGTCACACCACTAGCAAGCAAAGCCGCTGGCTGCGTGTCGGAACCTGGGGCCAGGGTCACTGTAACGGTGATCGTAGAGGCAGAACGGTTCACACAGACAAGGCCTGTGATCACCACTCCGGTTGTTACTGATGGAGCCGCATAGCTCCCCACGTTCACCGTGGCTGTACCGACTGAAGCCGACCTTTCACAACGAAGTACTGTGGGCATTTAAGTTCCTGGGATGAATGTCTCGCCATCAGCTGACACAGAATCCGCCGGAGGCCAGCCGGGATCCGTGGGGACAATTGGCGGAGTCGTCGGCGCATCGACTGGGAAGTCAGGACGAACAAAATCGAGCACGATGTTATCCGGCTCGCGCGGAGGGAGACGATAGGGGTCATACTCGTCCATATCGTCGTTCTTAAGACATACCTTCAGACCCGGGTAGTTAGGATCATCATAGAGTTCGTCCAACGGAAACTTAAGACCGCAGCGAGCGCATAGCCCAATGCCGTAGGAGGGATGGTTCCGTGGGTCAATAAAGCGCGGCATCAGGTCGTGTACCGGTAAATGTTAGGTTGAATACGCATCGGAGCCCTTTCCCGCTCTTCCATACGGGCGAGGTTCAGCGCGCGCTCCGCCTTAGCCTCCAATACCGGGATCATCTGCGGATCGACTTCGTTGATGGAGTAGGCAAGACGCGCGGCGAGACCTGAGGTCACGGCATCCAGCCACCGGTTAGGAATGTTCAACCGCTGAGCGAAGTCACCGATGTCCATGATCTGACGATGACGCCATATCACAAGGCACGCATTGCTCTGCTCGAATGGTCCCGGAGTAGGCCAGAGCTTCATAATGGGCCAGGGTTCCTGTCGGTCCAGCCAGTACTGGAAGGGACGATTCTTGAAGAACGTGTTGTTCAGATTCGCGAAGTCATCGCGGGAATATGGCGCTAGTGGAACCTGGAAAGCCGTCTGGTAGAACGACACGTTAGATACCAGGAGAGGCCCTACTGCCAGAGGGTTCGGCGGAACCGGATCCGCGACCACGCTCCAGGAAAGCGACTCCGGCGCGCCATCAAGATCAATGAGGGTAGTCTGCCCGGCTGAGGCATTCGGCTGGGCCTTCGCCACTACTGTATTCCCAGCCATGACTTGTACTGGGACCGCAGGTCCGGTCCAGGTGATCCCCACGGTGTTCACCCGCACCGGGGTAGAGAAGTTGAAGGCAGTCGAGGGACTCGTCTGCAACGCAAATTGCTGGCGGAGGTTGACGTTCAGGACATCAATCGTCCCGGCAGGCATCGGTACGTTTGCCAACCCATCGGTGAAGGGCAGTACTTGTATGTCAACCGCGAACAACTGCGGGCCGCGTAGCGCCAGATCAGAGGTCAGGAACATGAGCAGTTCCTTCTGGGCTATCCGTAGCATCTCATCGGTGATGAGTGCAGAGCGGATCCGGCACCTCTGGAATGCCGTAACGATCAAGCTGGTAGTGTCGAGGACATCCTGCCCAATTACCCCACTAGCAGTAATAACCTGCGCCTGGGAGTCACCATCCACAAAGAAGGTGGGCGCCGGGAAGCCGTTAGGGATTCCGCCCTGCAGGATGGGCGGCGGTACCGGGAAGGTTGAGTTCGCCCCTATGACGTGGAACACACTGGCGGAACTGGTGGTGTCAGTACCAAAGGTGAAGGCTCCAGATCCCTGGGGGAATAGAGCGATGATATAGGCCTGACCTGCGACTATCGGGGTTGGGCTAATGGCGAACTGAGTCAGGCCGTCCCCGGGGTTTACAGTGACCGGGGCAGAGTAGGCCAGCAGCTGTGAGACGCCATCATAAAGCGCCATGGCGAACTGCTGTGTGCCCGATGGGTTGAGATAGGCGTAGAGCGAGCTGGCCTGACCGGAGGTCATGGCAACGAAAGGAATGGGCGCTGTGTATGCGCCATCATTCCCGGTAGGACCGACCGGGGAGTAGGTAACGAAGGTGGGGTCGCCGCACAGTACGGTCATCGGGGCCTCAATGAGTGTTTCACTGAGGCGCTCAACCCGAAGGGAGCATGCCCGAACATGCCAACTCTACCCGATTACGTCATCAGGATGCACCTTCCAGGGCTGGTACCCCTGGTTGAGGCGCACATCCGTGACGGCGGTGAACGGCACCAGCGGGATGAACTGTGTCAGGCTCTGTACCTGGAACAAGGAACTGCTGATCGAGACGCCCGCCAGATTGCCAATTCCATCCAGCCCGCCATAGAGCGTTCCGCTGGACACGAACAGACCCGACATGGACCCCTGGGCCAAGGAGGACAGGTTAGCGTAGAAGGTGACGCTAGAAGGCCATATGCCACCCAGGGCTCCGGCGCCGAGCAGCACTCCATAGAAGGCACTGGTAGAGGCTAGGGCGCCACCGATGGGCGTTACGTTCGCCGAGGGGACACTAGTGTCGCCAACAACCGGGACGAACTGGTTGAGGTTGAAGGGCGAATTGAACCCTGGACCAGGGGCTGGGATATAGCCGACCGTTACTGGACGGGTGGCTAGGAACCCATAGAACTTTGATTCCGATACCAGGATACCTGACAGCGGCCCCGTGGTTGAGGGGACGTTATTGCTGACAGGGGGTATCGTGAAGAGCGCACTACCAAGCGGCTGCGTCCCGAGACCCATCGGCTGAGGGACGTATCCCTCTACCGTCTGAATAATGACGGGGCTTTGCGAGGCCCTAATCGACAGTAGAACGTTGTTCCTATCCGGCTGGCGGTCCCAGTTCGGATTCTCTACAAGAGTGACCTGTCCATATGGAGCGAGACTTGTACCCCCGCTCCCTAACCCGAATAGGGTGCCCGCAAAGACAGTCGAATTGGACGGAAGGATCCCGTTAAGAGCCGTGTTTGGGGTTAGGCTCTGCCGGAATGCCTGGATGGCCTGGGTGGAATCATGCCGTGGAAGGAACCCCGCCCAGGGGTCTTCCACCAGCACGAGGCTGGTAATCCCTATCAGCCCCGAGCCAGTGGCCATGGAGGGTTACCTCACCTCAAGGATCAGATTTCCTCAAAGTAGACTTCTGACGAGCAGGCGAAACTACCGCCTAGTCCTGCCAGCAAAGTCAGGTTCCACCTTGATCCACCCGAGACCGGGATACGTTGGTCAGGGGTGAAGATTCTCTCGTAGGGAACGATGATCGAGACCGCATCCGCACCCCAGATATTACCGGCAGTGCCCGGAGTGGTGACTCCAGAGTTACAAGTTGTGGCTGCAGCTACGGTATTCCTGCGGTTAAGGGCCCTAGGGGTTTGGGCGGTTCCACCAGAACCCGTAGTTGTACGCTGCTGCATCTGGAGCCGCATACGCAGATCCTGGGCGACACCCGAGGAGATGGTCGGGACTAGTGTGAGCCTGACTGAGTGAATCAGGATCGACACTCCGGCCGCCGTGATGAACTCCCATAGGTCCTGGGCAGCGTTGGTGATAGTCGCGTTCTCGACGGAGACTGTGTAGACGAGACCTGAGGCGGCCATATATAGTCCTTAGATTTGAAACCTTGTATATTGCGGATAGAACAGTCTGGTGAACCCGCCCCCGGTGCTGGGCTGGACGATGGAGACGATAAAACTGTCGTAGGCGGACGCTAATGTTGCGTTGACTGTGCCGCTATAAGTACCAACACTAGTAACAACCTGACGCTGTCCAAACATCGAAGTCGTGGCTACCGTGTTGTCGTGCTGACCAGCTGTGATACCCGTGCCGGTTAGGGCTGTGCCAGAACTCTGGCTCATCGTCACCTGACCGCCACCCTGGTTACAGAACGAGTAGATCACCTGATTAGGAGTGGTGGTGGTGATCGATACTGTTGGGGTAGAGGTACCCGATTGATTTGGCGCTATGTTCGACTGGTCGAATGCATTAGAGGTAGCAGACTCTTCGCAGACGAAAGCCGTAATCTTTCCACCATTAGCAATGGTGATCGTCGTAACGCCAGACAGCGGGGCCGCGCAGCCGAATAGGGCTGATGGAGAGTTATCCGCCGTATTATCTAACTGCAACAGAGTATAGGTATTACCCCTATTATCGCTGCATGTCGGAGTGGCCGAGAATCCACCGGCACTAAGGATACATACGACAAGGACGCTGCCGCTGGCCGAGGAGGCAATAGTGACGCTGAAGGAGCCACCGGAGGCTCCCTGGTCTGCTGCAACTGCCTGAATGAGCGCCATTTTAAGCAGGCGCCTTAGGCAGAGAGGGGTTAAGGAAATTGTTCACTATCCCAACCCGCTCCGACCCTACGCCTATCGCACGCGCACCACGACCGCTCGTGTTAGTAAACCGGTAGTCGTTGGTAGCCGCATTCTGGTAGGTCGGGGTGCCCGCCTGGAATATGGAGTTAGAGTCGTTACCGGTATTAGCCAGTACCGTATTAGGACCCGCAGCCTGCCACAAAGCCGCGCTTGAGTATGTAGTACCGGCCGCAACCCAGGTATGGGCGCCACGGACATATATGTTCTTGTCGCAGTAAAGCAGCTGCGAGCTGGTACCGGCTCCAGGGGACTGAACGTTCATCTCACTGGTGGTCGAGTCCTGGAGAATGTTGTTGAACACCCTCCAGCCGGTTGCGCCCTTTAGCTCACCTACTGTCTGCCCACCATTAGGACCGTTGATGAACACATTGTTGAACTGGTCCAGGTTCTGAGCCGTAGCGGCCAGGGCATCGAACTGGTTGATCATCCCGGTACCTGAGGGACCGAGATCGTTCGTGCCGTCATAGACGCTGTACCGGATAATGCCGTTCGAGAAGGCGGTACCTTGCACCGGGTAACCAGTTAGGCCGCCACCGGCCCCGCTGCTCGCTTGGCATTGCACCGCGAGACAGTGAGTCATCTCGCACGGGGTATCCGTACTCGTGTCAGGACCCTGCTTGTTCATGAGGGCAAACTGGCCTTGCTTCATAAAGCAATGCGCCACCGTGCAGAAGGAGGGTCGCAGAGTACCGAAGCAAGACTCGAAGCCGCTGGCTAGCGAGTTATAGCTATTCGAGGAGAAGGACTCGTTGGTATAGGCGTTGTGGACAAAACAGTCCTGGAAGATACCGTTGACCACATGCTCAAAACGGATGCAGTGGACGTTGGAACCTGCGTTCACCGCATAGTTATCAACCTCGCACTGCCAAACGACGGTGTTACTCCATTGGGTCACGTCCTGACCGTTCCACTGGATGCCGCCACGGTAGAAGTGGATACCACATAGCCATAGCCCAGAGCCCGTACCCCTAAAGTAAAGGGCCGGGGCGTTGGACCAGAGAATGTTGGCTCCACCCGTAGTGGATCCCTGATCCATGAAGGCCTGGGATGTATTGCTAGGGTGGGGCAGGATAATCAGTGGGGCCGAGTTGGATGCACTGAATCCGTTGACCACCACACCCTGGCTAGTGCCCCCAGTGCCGCCCCATTCCATGTGTCCTGCGGTGCCATTCTGGATCCAGTAGAGCACTCCACCGGAGGCGCCCATGGATGAAATAGCGTTAGAGAGTCCCAACCACGGAGAACCGGCAGTCCCGGATCCCGAGACATTGCCGTTAACGTTAACGCCATTGGAGGACTGGAAGAACTTCGCCCCTGGGACAAGGCCAGTGCCTTGTAGCCATATCCAGTTGGTGGCCCTATAGGCCGCAGCACCCGAACAGGTGACGCCTATGAGGCCAAATCCTGTCGGAATGGACAGGACGGTGATACTGGCTTTCTTCCAGCCAATCTCCCCATCCGCCCAGGTCAGGGTGACTCCAGCTCCTAGGCTGGTGTAGTTCGTCCCCGAGGTGCAGTTCGTCGAGTCAAAAGTGGTGATCGTTACCGATAGAGATCCTGTCTCCCCCAGGATTCGCTCGTAGTACACATCCACCGTTCCGGTGGCCGATACCGGGTAGATTCGACCACCCTGAGGTGTATTCCCGGCTCCATTGAAGTTGACAGGGGCTATGAACCCGGCTGCCGCGCTTTTGGCGACGCCGGAGACGGTGGCCGACCAGGAGAGGTCTGTTCCACCACCACCGCTTGAGGCTGGCGTATAGCCCCTGTATACCCCCATGAACATGGTATTAGGTCATGAAGCTCAGCGAGTACTGCTGCAGCGTCATAGAGCCGGTTGCCACGGTCTGCGTGAAGAACATGTCGAACACGTTCGAGACGGTGGAATCGAATCCAGAACCCACAACCACGCCACCGGAGACTGGTAGGTAGAACTCACCACTACCACCAGCGGTGACAGCAGGCGATCCCACAACGGCCGGTGATCCCCAGGTTCCCTGGCCAATGAAAGTGGCATTGGTCGAATTGCCGATGCTACGGCAAGTCAGCTCTACATCCAGGAACCACGGCACGTTGGTTTGCGCGGTGGTATTCAGGTTCATCGCCTGCGAGTCAAAGACCACGGCAGAGCCGACTCGTATGTCAAATCGGGCGGTACCCGGCGTGGTGACAACGCAGGAGATGATCCCAGCAGCGCGGATCCAGAATCGGTCGCCTACCTTGAGGTAGTTGGCCGGGAAGGTGAACCGGGCTGCAGGCGGCAGACAGGAAGCCGCAGCCGCCGCCGTAAGAGCGGAGCCCGCCGTCTGCGCAGTGATAAGGGTTTGACCCCAGCTGTTACTGGACATACGTAATCCTTAGAAAAACTTGACGTTGAGCGAGGAGATGGCGAATGAAGGAGTGATGTTGGTGGACACCACCAGTGGGGTCTGCAGGATGATCACTCCCGAACCTACCGACGAGGTGTTCACGGGCGAGCCATTCGCAGAGGTCGTGGAAAGGGTGACCGCTATACCCGAGACGGTACCGACGAAGTACACCGTGCCTTCCGTGAGGCCAGAGGACAGCGTGCCGGTAGCAGTGGGATAGACGGATACCCGGTTATTAACCGAGAAAGAGGAATTGGGTACGGTGAGTACACCGGGAGAGGCCGACGTACTGGTGAACTCAAGGGCTGGACCAGAGCCCACAGGACCAGAACCCAGTAGGGTGCCAGCACCCGACGAGGCAAGTCCGATACCGAAGTGGGTGATAGTGTCGCCAGTGGCGCCGCACTGCGGGAAGTTAATCGCAGAAACGTTGCTCACTACCGCAGGGGAGGTGCCGGTGACCGAGAAGCCACCCGAGGTACGGGAGACCGCTACACGCGCATAGTTGGTGTAGATGGTCTCATTGGTAGACTGGTTCCCTGCCTCTCCAGGGTCCGCATTGTGTAGCGAGATGAAGAGGCTGGTGGCTGGGGAGGTCGCCGTGTTGTCGGCAATATTTGCCCAGTTGACTGCCTGAAACAGCAGCTTCAGGAAGTTAGTTTGTGTGCCGTTAGCAAAACTTGCCATGCAGGGGGACTCCGTAAGCTCAACGAAGTGGCCCGGCCCTGCATGGGGCAGCCAAATAGATGGTGTACTGTAGCGCTATCCACTAGCTGCCGTCGAGAGGGCATTGTTGACAGCCGTTGCCCATTGGTTCCACGAAAACCCTTGTGGATAGGGCAGGTTGTAAGGTGCGAGAGTCGGTTCTTCGGCAATCTCGGTGGCCCATCTCTCAAAGCTCGACTCATCCGTTAATAACGGTAGAGCGACCTGAAAAGCCATCACGTAGACGAATGCGTCTGCCCACTCCCGCAGTGACATCCAGTTGGGATTGACTACATCAAACTGGATCGTCGGACGAGTGAATAGGTTGGCGAAGAAGACCGAAGTGGATTGTAAAGGCCCCGGCATGGGGTCCTCAGCAACGTCCGCCCTTCTTCAACCCGCCACCCATCGTACCGATCCCACCGGCCATCCCCCTGGGCTTCATCGGCTGTTGGCCGAAGGCTGGGGTACCCTGTGCGCCCATTCCCGGGATACCGGGCTGCGGGCGACCCATGCCACCACCGGGCATTGAGGGTGAGTGACGAACTCGCTTCATGCCGAGTACCGGAGCGCGAGGCATACCAGTTGGTCTGGCAATACCGCCACCGGCCTTGCGGATAGGTCCACCCTTGCGGGCTTCTAGGTGCTCACCCTGTTCAGGCTCGTTATGGGTATAGCCTTTCTGACTCTCGTCGGGCTCGGAGTCTTCATGCTTGAAACCGACCTTGCCACCTCTGGCATAGGTTAGGTGGTTGCCTGCAGCACGGACATTGAGATCAGGACCCCCCTTGCCCACCTGGGGAGTCGGGATCTTGGCCGCCGGGAAGCTCTTACCAGTCTTGCTATCAGTCGGGCCGCCCACCTTGCCACCCTTGGCAAACTTGGGTTTCGCCCGCGAGTAGCTACCCACATGGGTCACCCCCTGGTTAGAGGAACCGTGGAAGCCATGTTCTGGGAGAAAATCCCAGCCAGATCGCATTTTACCCATATGTTAACTACTGGGTCCCGCCGCCCGCCTGGATAATGGTAAATGTTACCGTAGTGGCACTCACCGTCACATTGCAACGGATAGCCCGCAGTGGGGTTGTAATGGTGACAGCCTTGTTTCCCTGTGCGCCAGAAGCTAGAGGTGCCGTAATGACACTCCAGTTAGGCGTTACAGTCGGGTCATATACGTTATCGAGAGTCGCGTCGATCTCGTAAGTAGGTGTACCCGTTCCGACCACACAGGTGATCTCAACGTTCGGAGGATTGGCGTACCAATCCAACGGAACGATCTGGGATCCCACCCCAGTGATCGTGAAGACTATCGGGCGCATCTAGCCCCCCTTAGAACTGAGTCTGTCCAAAGACGGGACCCGGAACGAGGTTCGTACCCTGTGACCAGCCATACTGCGAGGCCCCAATCTGAATCATGACCCGGGTGGATCCGTTCGCGGATGTCTGCAGCGCATAGGTTCCACGGACATCACCACTGGTAGCCGTAGCAGGATAGGTCAGGTCGGCCTTCGTAAAGCCGGTATTGGCAGTTACAAAGGTATCGTTGACGACGATTGTCGTATACGAGAAGGCATCGGTACGGAGGTTGAGACCTACCACACCGTTGGCCGTCGCCTGGGTGCCAACACTTACGTTACCTACTAGTGTCGCTACCCCAGTCACAACCGACTTAATGAATTTGAAGGCCTTCTTGCCCGCAACCGCCGTCGTGCCATTCAGGGTCGCCGTCTCGGTCATCGGGGTACCGTAGGTATCCCAGCCACTGACCGTGATAGTTGCCGTCGTATCGCTAACGCTCGAACTGACATAGCTCAGAACACGAGACAGACCCTGGCGGGGGTCGAATAGGATGGTTGCGCCATCTTGCTGGTAGGGCCAGAAAGCTATACCCGGATTAGATCCATAGGCGTTCGCATTGGCGATACCACCGTTGGTCACGGCAGACTGAGCCGCCGTGGTCACATACAGGTAGTGGTTCGTATAGTCGATAGCCTGGACCTGGGTCACCAGGGGAGCAGTGCCCCCTGCGTTACCCGCGTTGGCCACAATGATCCACTGCCCCGGCTGGAACATCAGTTCCGGCTGGACATGGTTCGTGGTCTGCAACTGCACGATCTGGTTCTTGTTGACTGTCTGGCCAGCAAACTGCACGGGTACCACACCCGTACCGATACCCGTCGTAGTAGACAGAGTAACAGTGGATGAAGTGAAGGTCGTACCGGCCGTCATACCGAAGTCCAGCGCTAGACCCGCAGTCACCACGTTATTAGTGGCGAAGGCGGGAGGCGTGAACAGACGGTTACCGTAAATGTCTGTCGTCAGGGTCCAGGGGACAATCGGTACGTTCGAGACTGCCGACTGCACCGTACCGGTGGCCAGCGTCAGGGACGTACCGGCAGTCGCGCTAGCACCCTGCGCGTTGACGATATTGTTGGTCGCTGAGGCGGTCGGGAAAGCATCCACCGTGCAAACATAATCGCTGGAGTTCAGCCCGTAAACACGGTTTGGGAAAGCACCCTGCGCGTACGTAAAGCGATCATCGATGACCGCCGAACCGTCATTAAAGACGCTCGGACCAGCTTCCTGCTGCTGGTTCTGGATCGGGCTCTGGTTGCCAATGGCAGCCAGAGGTCCCGGAACTGCTTGTAGGGCCATGTAGGTCTCCTTCGATCAGAGGCCCGGCGTACCCCACAGGGCACGAGGGTCGGTCCAGCCGTGAGGAGCATAGCGCTCACCCAGCTTGTAACGAGCGGAATCGGTCTCGAAGTCGCCTTCCATGCTGCGCTCCACACCCCGACGACGGACCAACTGCAGGCCCATCTTCACAGTCTCCTTGCTGGCCAGGATGAACCATGCCGTATTGGAGGTCATACGGGTGATGTTCGCCTGTCCGCCCTTGAGCAAGCCCATGGCGGGGACCGGGTTGATGTCGTTGGTGGCAGCGCCGGTACGCAGGACCGACTTCAACAGCACCTCTGCCTGATACAGGTTCGAGGGGCCAGTGACGATCTTGTAGGGCTCTACCCGGATCTTACGACCGGTGGAGTCAACCGCCGAACGCATCTGGATCAGCATCTGCTCCAGGGAGGTTTGCGACAAAGAAGCCGCAGCCGCCAACTGGTTGGAGAAGGTCAGACCGCCGTAGATCGGGTGAGCAGTGTTAACGAGCGAGACGCTGTCACCACCGGTATAGAGCGAGTTGAAGGCACGGTTGAGAACCGCAGCCCCCAGAAGCTCCTGAGTTTCGATGAGCGATTGCGTGGCGTGCTCTGCGAACACCTTACCGATGCGGATGTGGTCGCCGTCCTCAGCCAGGACCTTGGTGATGGCAAAGGCCATACCGTAGACCTTATAGACGTAGCGCTGCACAAACAGCGTACCGCCTTGCTGATAGACGTACGGTTGACCGTCCGGCACTTCCGGGGCAGCCGTGAAGCCAAACAGCATCGGCTCCTCATGGTAAGCGCGAGGAGTTCCCTTCACTTCCGTGAAGACCTCCTCCCACTCGTTCTTACGCTGGAGCATGACACCGTCATGCACCTTGTTGAGAATGGGCTCAACAATTGCCTTTAGGTCACTACTCCGGATTGGTGCAGCCATTTAAGTCTTACTCCAGTTAGATCGCGACGAAGGATGCGCCAACCTGTCGGAAGGCGATCTTCACGTATAGATCCGGGAAGGGGTCACTCACGTTACCCACCGGGCTTGAGGTGTCAGGAGCCTGGACCACCATAAGTTGTCCCTGGCTACCGGCGGAGGCGATCAAGCTCACAGCGAGACGCTGAGCGCTTTGACCAACGGGAACCGCGTTACCGGACGGGTTTCCACCCACACCCAGATCAGCCGCGTTCAGGTTGAACTGCAGTCCGCTGAGAGCCGGGAAGGAGGTGGTCGAAAGACCCGAAACCGTGCTAATCGCCGCGTCGGCCTGGATCTGGTAGACGTTCTCGGGGTCATCCCATACATAGGCTAGCGTGTAAGTACCCGGGTAGGTCTGAAGACCAGAGGTCCAGAACTTCGAATACTGACGACGACCGTTCACGTCTGTGTATTCCACACCAGCAAACGATCCCAGGAGCTTGCAGAAACCGTTACCGGTTGCGGAACCTGAGTTGGTTCCGCTAGCCGTCATCTGGGCAGGCAGAAGGACCAACTGGTTGGTGGCCACCGTAGCGCCGACCGACACAGACACAGCCGTACCGGCGGACCCGGAGGATTGGAAGGTGGGGACGGAGACAGTGGTCGAGTTAGCGCCACGCGCCAACATAACCGGAGTGCCATAGTAGATAGCCGGGGTCTGGCCAGACAGCAGAACGTTCTCATACTGCGTAGAACGAGCCTGACCGGTCGGGTGCCACCGTGCTAGCAAGCCATAAGGGGTCTGGGTCTGTGCCATTGCAGGTTACTCGCTGAAGGTAGGGTTGCGGCGGAGCCGCGCGTTGAGAATCTCAGCCGTTCCGTCGCCGAGGTACACATCGGCACCGCCTTCCCGCGCCATTTCTTTTACATAACGGGCGGTATCGCGGATCTTTTCCTCTTCCTCGAAGGGTCGCTCGTGGTGGTTGATACTCATGTATCCCAGCCACAGGTCCTTCGGGATCTTGTAGAGGACCATCTCCCGGTGGACGATACATCCGGCAAACCGGCCTGACTCCACGGAAAGATGTTGGAAACCGGGCATTTCTTCGGGGAGGACCCGGGTATACCCCTGGGCCTCACGCTGGGCGATAGGGTCGCCGTCGTTAGTCGTAGACAGCCAGATCGTGTGGTACATGACCCCTTTGATTACTAGCTCTGGGGGTAATGGCAACACGTTGTTGTACATGGAGGTACGGAAGCGGGCCATCATCTCATCGTTGGTGAGGCCATGAACATCCGCAAAGGACTGCTTCACATCTTCCTGACGCTCGTTCGTACGACCCTGGCGGGTCTTTTCAATCAGCCGCTCGCTGGCATCTTTAGTGGTGCTCACTGTGCATTCTCCCGGTCGTGCTGTTCGAAGTACTTGATGTAATCGGCCTGCTCTTTCTTCTCAGCCGGTGTGAGGTTGTTGCCCCACAGGCCCAGCTCCCGGAGGGCTTCGACGCGCCCCGGAGAAAGACGGCGAGTAACAGCTCCCGCATTCGCCTGCCGACCTGAGCCAGCTACTGCAGGACCCTTGGCAACGGGCTTCCCTACCGGGTTAGCTCGTTGCACCGGAGGTGCCTGTCTTTGTTGCGTCTGCGGTTGAACCAGTTCCACTTCATCACCCGCGCCCTCATCTTCGTTCTCACCGAACAGATGTGGGAGGGCGGAGCGGCCACGTCTGTCAAGTTCGGACCAGTAGTCGGCATCGGATGCCACGTACCGTCCTTCTGCTTGCATCGCCAGATCAATCGCGTGATAGACAGCGGTTTCTCTGTTGGCTGGTGACCCGTCCTGGCGGAATTGCAGCCAGGGCTTGTCGGCCTTGAAGCGAGCAGCGTGATTGTTGACTTCAGCTTGCCCAGGCATGGGCGGCTGAAAACGTGGGGCGGCTTGTGTGCCCCGGGAGGTGATCGCCTGTTGGAGGCGGTCCCGCTCCTGCTGGAGAACATTGGCCCGGGAGAGGGCTCGTTCTCGAATCTGCCTCGCGCTACGGATGGACTCCTGGTCGCCCTGCTGAAGGGCTTGAGTCTCAAGCGTTAGAGCTTGGTCCGCATCAGAATTGCACTCCTGCAACCGTCCGTCAATAGTCAGGAGTCGGTTTTCCAGGGCTGAGTTTTCAACCTGGGCTAGCCGTTGGATGATCTCGGCATTCTGCTGGAGGAGGTAGTCCCTCTCTTCCCGCATCCGGGCCGCTGCCCTACGATACTGGTCATTTCGCTGGCGACGAGTCTTCTTATGATCTGGCTTTTCGGCATTTCCATTGGGCTTTGCTCCATCAATCTCGCCCTCGCCATCGGCCTCGCCACCTTCAGCAAGCCTGCCTTCCTCGACTTCATGAGCAGAGCCATCCTGCCCGTGGCCGGTCTCGCCATCCTCATGAGCACCTTCACCCTGGCGTGCTTCCTCGCCGGAGTGTTGAGAATCCTCTTCTAGCTGGACTTCCATCTCCAGCTCGTCGTCGGCCCCGCCCGGGGCGACTTTCGCAGTTGCCATAACTCACCCTGTGTGACTAATATTGCCGTGTGCGATACGGCAGCTCAGGATGAGCGCGGATTAGGCCCCATTTCCCCCGGGGCCTTTTTCGTTTATAGGTAGCTGTTCATCGCTAGTGCCAACCGGACATCAGGGATCTTCGCGATCTGCTGAAGGTGGTCGAACACCACAAAAACGATGTCGTCGTCCCCTACCTTGACCGAGAAGCGGAAACCACCGAACCGTGGGATCTGTAGGTAGTCGCCTACCTCGAATGACGGCCCTTCAGGCCAGGGAGTGCCGTCTGGCGATTTGAAGCACATAGGGGAGATAGCGACCACCTTCCCTACGGTGCAGTTCATCGTATCGGCCTCCTGGGCCTCCTTGACGATATGGATACCGCCCTTAGAGACCTGCATCGCGCTACGGACCTGCACAATGTAGTTGGTCAATAGGGGTACGCGACCGTGACCCACGGGAGGGAAGGCCTCCATCTCGGTACGGTGGGTGTGATCAAGGGCCGGTGCGAGATTTACACCTGACATTAACGGAATTCCTCTTGTTGCTCTTCGGAATCGA